AAAACGGTCATCACAACCGACCAGCAAGCCACAGAGGATGCCAACGCAAACTGTCAGCGCCAGCAGTGAAAGTTCATGTTTTGTCATTCTTACGTCTCTCCTGTTCCATCTCACGCCTTAACTTTTCAAGCTTCTCAGTCTGCATCTTCACTTCATGCTTGGCATCTAGTATGTCCAAGTACAACATTCCCAGCATTGGCAAGAGCAGGGCGACCAACACACAAGCGGCAATCCAGCCCATCACGTCTTCCCCAAACGACTGACGAACAGGAGCCACAACCACAGGTAAAGGAGGAATAGGATAGTCGCTACGAGATACGCCGACTTTGCTTGGAAGTTTCTTTTTTCCTCCCGTCGTTGCCATTGCTTGTACCTTTCCTGCGCCTCTTCCTTCAACCTTGCCTTCTCCTGTTCCTCCTGTATGACGCTTCGCATGTCAAACACTTTGCTGTACAGCGCCCCCATCTCAGGCGGTGACTGATACACCATCGTTTCCCTGATCGTCACTTCCAGCGCAGCCATCTGGTCTTGAGCCATAACCCTCTTCAGGGCGGCTTCCATCAGGTTGGCGTTGGGGTCGTAGACAGTCTGGCTCTTTTCTTCCTCTTCTCTTATGTGCGCCGCCAACTGCTCTTGCAACTTGAAGAACTCAGTAAGCTGGCTGACAACATTCGCCATGACTTGGGTTTCGTCAACAGCAACGTACTTTTCCTTCTTTTTCGCCACAGGCTTGGGCGCGGCAGGGGCGGGGGTTCCACCAAACATCTTTGCCAGCTTGCCCCAGAACCCATGAACTTCCTTGGCAATCCCAACAGCTTCATCAACTGTAGCCTTGACCTCCATGAAAGAAGTCTTTGCCTGCTTGTAAAGCTCGCACCCTTCCTTGATGGCAGCGACACAAGCATTTGCGGCGAAGAGGATGGAGATTGGATCAATTTCAAAGACCTTATTTGTTTGATTTTATGCCGCAAATAAGTATATATAGCCAGCTCTTGAAACCGCGCCTGACCCGTCAGTTCGTCTTACAGTAACTGTAATATTAAGATAGCCGTAGCCGGGGCCTCCAGAGGCGTACCTTTGATACGAAAAAGTGCGTGCAGTGCCAACGCTTACATACGGTGTGCTATATCCAGAACCAAAGTAGAACTCTCCCAACCATATCATGCGATATTGGCTTGGCGATGTGTTTGTAAAATAAACGCTAAACTCAATACCGCTTCCAATACCAGCGCCAGTTGGGGTGCAGTATGCCGTGGGAGATGGATAAACATTATTGCCCTGCCCCCCGCTATAAGTAATAGTTCCGTCAGATTGAAAAGTAATACTAGGTAACTTGCTAAAATCACCAGACGTGTAAGTGGTGCCGTAGTCCCACGTATTTCCATTATTAAACTGCGGGGTAATGTTAGTTTTTCCCTGTAAGTTACTCATGCTGATAGTGCCACTTGGCACGCCTGCAAGAGTTCGCACGTTGGCTTGGTTTAAGCTGATGGCTGTTGTCGCGGCTAACCCCAACTCGGTGTTGACCTGCGACATTGATATTGTTCCGGTAGGTAGAGTCATTCGCTCGCCTTAAGGTATTGTGGGCCAAGTGATACTGTCAGGGAAATCGTTTTGTTCAGGTACATCACGCAAAGCTTGTCTGTACGCCAGATACGCTGCTTTCTTTGCGTCAGACAATGGAGAATCAGATAGCACCGCCCAATCAGACGCAAACAAAAGTTGATTGCGTTGAATTCTTGCCATTTCTTCTGGCGTACGTTGTGGGTAAACTGGCGCTTCTGGTTCTGGCGCGGGTTGGAATGTTGCTGCGGCAGAATGATTGACAAGGTTTTTGGCGGCTGTTATTTCAGCAGTTTCCCAGCGGTATTTAGGAAGGGACTGAATCACCCGTTCTTTAATCTGGTCTTCTGTCATGCCGTCATCTAATTGCACCCAATTACCCCAAGGTGGCAACGATGTGTCGGTGGGGGTGTAAATAACAAACAGTCGTTTTTCAGACTGGATGTAATTTTCAATTTTGTATGTGAATTCCATTTTTTACTCCGTATCTTAATTGCGGCGACACAAGCATTTGCGGCGAAGAGGGTGGAGATTGGATCAATTTTTACTTCGCTTTAAGTGCAGTGAGCTCAGCCTGAACACTGTCCAGTTTGGCGTTTAACTCTTTAATGGCGTTTATTAACGGAGAAATAAACATTTCTCTTGAGATGGCTTGAATTGTGTCCGCTCCAACATCCCAACCAGCAAAAGTTGTTACCCCTTCAGCATCTAGAGCGGCTTTAACTTCTTGCGCTATAAGGCCATGCATGACAGTGTTTGTGTCGCGTTTATTTTTTTCGTTATAGTACGGAAGAGTCTGGTCAATTTCGTTGCTTGGCTTCCACTGGTATTTAACTGGACGCAAACGATTGATAAATGACAGACCCAGAGAGTCTTCTTGAATATTTTTCTTTAGCCTCTCATCAGAAGTTTGAGTCCAAGTAGCATTTACTGTATAAGCGTTATAAATCTTACCGGCAAAGTTTCCAATTGTTACAGTGCTATCTGCTTGTCCTGTAAGAGAATCGCCGATAACAATCTGCTGAGCAGAAGTGGCGCTACTAGTATCTGCGCTATACCCAATGCAAGTATTCCCACTACCTGATGTTATCCTATCACCTGCTGTAAAACCTATACAAACATTGTAAGCACCAGAGTCTATAAGACGTCCGGATTGAGAGCCAACAGCCGTATTGTAGTCGCCGCCTGTAACAGAAGTAAGTGCAGTATTCCCACAAGCCGTATTGTCAAAAGCGGTCGATAAAGCGTTTGCTAGGGCGCTAGTTCCAATTGCGGTAGAGGTTGATACTCCAGAATTCCCAGTGCAGTTAAGAGATGTTAGGGCAGAAATTGAACCGCCTGTAATGCTAACGCTACTACTATTTTGAGTAGCCATAGTACCAAGACCAAGATTACTTCTAGCTCCTGAATCAGTAGTTGCGCCTGTGCCGCCGTTGGCAACAGCAACAGTGCCTGATACGTTACTCGCCGTTGTGGCGTTGGTGGCATTGGTTGCGTTCGTGGCGTTCGTTGCAGAAGCTACTGACTGACTGGCAATATTAGCGGACGTAATGAAGGTGCCGCCAGACTGGGGGCCGGTAGCTGTTAACGCGTTGCCTGAACATGATGCTGCTGTTGTTGCATTCGTGGCGTTGGTGGCGTTCGTGGCGTTCGTGGCGTTGGTTGCATTTGTAACAGCCGTCGATCCAATTTGACCAACAATATCCGCCGCACTTGCAACGGTAACCGCTGAACCCCCTGCACCTTTCAATAATGCGCCGGAAGAAAATGTTGTAGCCCCTGTACCGCCATTAGCAACAGGCAAAGTGCCTGTCACGTTGGTGGTTAAGTTTGCAAACGTAGTTGAGGTTGTCCCTGTACCGCCGTTGGCAATTGGCAAAGTTCCAGTCACGCCAGAAGTCAAACTGACATTTGTGATTGTGTTGCTTGAGCCGTTGATGGTTGAGCTAGTAATAGTTTTGTTGCTCAGAGCCTCCGTACCAGCCAAGGTTGCCAATGTGCCCGTTGTGGGCAGAGTGACAGAGGTTGTGTTGGTAGCTGTGAGGGTGGTTGCAAATGCGCCTGATGTGGTCAGGTTGCCCCCCAAAGTGATTGTCTTGCCTGAGTTGGCGACACCTGTACCGCCGTTAGCCCCGAGCAATACGCCAGAAATATCAGCGCTACCAACGTCGATGGCATCCCAGCTTGTGTTTGTGCCGTCGGATTTCAGATACCTTCCGTTGGCGCTTGTTTGGGATGGAACCAAAGCGTTGAACGCTGCGTTGGCTGTAATTTGGCCTGTGCCGCCTTTGGTGATTGGGACAACGCCGCCCACGGTTTGGGGGGAGACTTCGTAGAACGCAGTGCCGGTTGAGAACACCAAAACCCTAGCGCCAGCCGCGATGGTCGGCCCGGTTGAGTAGCCTGTGTTGTACAGGGTAACTGCGTAGCTGGAGTCGTTCCAGATAACGTACGTCTTGGAAACCGCTGGGGCATAAACGGTTGATGCAGCAACGGCGTTGTAGAACCGAAGCGA